TGATGGATATAGCCATAACTCACTCCTCACTCATAGCATGTGACTGCCAGGTAATCAGTTGCACCGGCTATTATTGGTAAGAAGGTCGAAGTGTCGTACAAAGCCCAATAAATCGTTGTATTTGGCGGGACTGTCTCTCGTATCTCCCCTAGACTGGTCAGTACGTACTCAGCACTGGCCGGAGTGACCGATGCGCTGTAGCCAATCAAGACCATTTTGTTCGTCCACGTCCTTAAATTTGCTAAAAGACGGAACCGCCTCGCTGAACCAAGGTTGATGCTGCCCGTACTTTTGTCTTCCATGGAAACAACCATCCCGCTCGTCCTTGGGCTGGCTTCACCGCCAAAAACTACATCCACAGCCACAGGAAGCTTGTTCTTGTAACTTGCCATTTTGCACCTCCTTCGCATAAAAGAGAAAGGACAGGATACCAGTAGCTCATTTGAGCACTATCCTGTCCTCTTTCACTCTCAGCTCAGCCTACGATACTCCCATAAGCAGTCTGCCAGAGTCCGAATCCGACGTTGTACCTTGCCCGCACACCGTAGATAAACTGATCGCGCATGAAACCGTTCTCGCTGGTGCTTTCGAGCGCTGCAAACTCGACCGGAACCCTGGACTGGAAGATAACCGGCTTCACTACCCATTTTGTAGCAAGAAGGAACCAGTTGTCGGTATCTGTAAGATACGGCGAGACGATCAAATCCAACCTGCCCTTGAGCGGATTAGCTGAAAGCTTCTGCTCGCCAGCACCTGCTGCTATCAACTCGGGATAATAGGTGGAGTTAAGCAATTCAAGCGCTGTCCACTGAAGGTCAGGAGGAACAACCAGCACATCAGGAATGATTCCAAGCAGCTTGCCCTTATCATCTTTGAACTTGGACATGGCCGTAATGGCACTCTGAAGCGCACTGGCTGAAAGTGCTGCTGTACCTTTATTGGACTGAGTGCCAGATTCCCCTTCTGAGTGGTCTGTGTCAAAGAAATACTGACCATCGTGGCACACAGTGGTGAAACCTTTTCCCAACATAGAGAAAACAAGCTCATCTATGTGCCTTTTAGCCTCCCTGGCAAGCCCCTGGACACGAAGCTTAATCTGCCCGTAAAGATCATCCTCTATTGCAGCCCGGTCGACAGCGATGGAAGCCTCCCAGGTCTTGTTTTTGATAGTATATTCGTGCTCCAGAAGCCCTGCAGGCATTCTTTCATCCTTGAACTCGCGCATCCCAGGCACTGAACCAAGCCATGCGTATGTCTCAGAGTCCTGCTCACTCGGAACGACGGTTGAAATCCTCTCCCAATCCCCAATAGCAGCATCGTATGCCTCGAAGAAAACAGTCTTAAGCCCAGCTTCGAGCAACCGGGGAGTGTCTGACTTTACTACAGCCATTGTTATGCTCCTTTCAATGCAGATGAATAGAACGTATGTTCTGTCAGAAAAATGAAATTGACGAACCTTCTAGCTGGCGAACCTGTCTATTCTGATTCGCACTGTGTTTGCATCTATCGATTCAACGCAGACACCAGCCTTGATGTTGTTTGTAGTTGAGGCATCGGTAACGGTCTGGTTATCGACTATCTTGAACTCAACTCCAACATCAGTCTGAGCGCCATTTCCGGCACCGTCGACGAAAACAAAGGTGCCAGTCGTCTCGACACGGATTTCCTTGTCCCCTGCTGAACCTGCCGAGTTATCCACAGTCTCGTAGGCAACTCCTGCAAATGTCTCTCCGGCTGTATCGGATGAGTTGGTGGCATATCCCGCAGCGTTGATGCTCACCAAAGCGCCTTTTGGGATTTTTACGTTAGACATCTTCAAAGATATCAGCTTGCCGTCTTTTCTTTTCGATTCCCTGGCAGTCGTAGTTGCTGTCATTGCATTTTCCTCCTTAAAAAGCAGTTTTTGGACACTTCACAACGAAACCATCAGCGGCGAAAGTGAAGCACCGCAAGAGGTCTTCATTGCGGCTCCTTAATATTTGAGCTATCTCTGTCAATCATCTTTAGTAAATAAGCTATTAGCTGTTAAACATCCCTTCAGAGCAGATATATCAACAGCCATAATTCTATATGGCGGCTCAATTTAAGCCTCTGGAGGTAGTAGTTTTGAAACTAGGCAGAAATACGGATATGACATCGCTTCGCACACGGCGTCCTGTCGAGACTGAAATAGACTCCATTGCCGATGTTGTCCCTGTTCCTGTGCTGCAGCAGGTCCAGGATACTTTTTCCACCGCGCTCCGTATACCACTTCTGTTCGTTTCACCGGATGGCGCTCCCGTCACTAAGTCAAGCGGACTAGAGATGTTCTGCTCACAGTTCACCAGGAAAATCCAGGCCAAGCGGCCATGCGCTCATTGTGACAGATGCAGCCACGGCATTGCCGAAGCCGGAGCACCACAAATCTACCATTGCCCCGTCGGCTTGAAAGATGTCTCCCTTGCCATACGGGTTGCCGACCAGGTTGTAGGATATCTTGCTACAGCCCTGGTAACATCCGAACCGGGTGCTCCACAGATTGTCGAATGGGGCCGCAAAAACGGGATGACTCCCGCTGCAGCGCTCAGTTACGCTTCGAGAATCCCGGTAGAAACATCCGAACGGCTTACAGAAGTTGCCAATGGGCTTGCAGCGCTTGTGAACATCATCTCAGAGCTTGCTGCAACAACCAGACACATACAATTGACCGCTTATACAGACCCGCTTACCGGACTTCCCAACCGAGTGAAGTTCTGGGAACGGCTGTCCCAGGAGCTCGAGTCTGCTGAACAACAGAATTATCCTGTATCAATCCTGCTTGTCGACCTGGACAACTTTAGAACAATCAACACCACCTTTGGCCATGAAACGGGCGACCAGGTGCTAAAGTCTGTTGCCAGAATACTGGCAAAGGAAATCAGGGCTTCGGATATGGTCGCGCGTTACGGCAGTGATTCATTCCTTGTAATACTTACTTACGCCGACCCGAGCGGCGCTGAGATAGTCTCATGGCGGCTGCAGAATAAAATCTCTGACTGCGAAGTCACTGCAAAAGGACAGAAAGTCCCTGTTTCTGCAAGTGTGGGACACGTTACTTATCCCATCTGCGCCGCACATGACCCTGATGCGCTGTTTACTGAGGTATATGCTGCTCTCAAAACAGCGAGCGAACCACTTAAATCGACTGAATGCCGCCTAGCGGCTTAACTTGACTTGCGTATTTTGTTCACCTCTCTTCTCTCCTTGGAGTGCGGAGTCCACCGCACTCCATTTTTCTTTTTTCAGTTCCACAGAAGCGTTTTTTATCATGAAAGGGATGTTGATTTACCTGCCTTTATACTTTGCTGCGGATTCAGGAGTAATCCCCAGCTTGGAGAAAAGCTCCTTCTCTGCCTCGCTGGCTTCAGACGCTTCATTGCCGCCTTCAGTCAACTCTGAAAACTCGACTACCTTCGGCTGGGATTCAAGAAAAGCCAGAAACGTCTCCGCAACAGGCTTTTCCGAACCATCCGAGAACGTAACTACCTGAGAATCCCCTGCCAGAAGCAGCGCTCTGGCAATGTCCTCAGACGCAGGCGCCAGCTTCCCTGCCCGCTTCAAGGCATCTATCTGCCCATCCACCTGCCTCGACTTCAGCTCGCGCTCAAGGTCAGCAATCCGCTTTGAAAACTCGACCGTCTTTGATTCAGACATTTCTTCTCCTCCATTGTCGATTTCGAATGAAAACTCGATTACTTGGTTATTATCAGACCCAAATATAACAGCGCCTGCTACCCTTGGATTCCTCACCAGACTGACCTCAACCAGCCCGGACTTGTCCCGTTTCAGTGCTGCTGAAAGCTTCTTTGCCTGCGATGACTGGATCAAATTCCACGCTGGAGCCGTAAATACGAGCCTGCCGAACAAATCCCTGCCAGTCCTCCAGAGTTTAGTGACCATTCCAAGCTCAAGAGGGCTGTCTACATGCTCAATCTTAATAGGCACCGGCAAGTGAGACTCCACCATCCGGTCCAAGTCGTCTTCAGTGATCTCTATCCCCCTGTCAGGATACTCTCCTGCCGTGAACAGCTTCGCATCCCGCTCTACAAGCTCCTCAGAAAGCTGTATCCCGAACTTTTTAGCTGCTTTTATGATCCGCTCCTTGATCAAGTCCAGTTCAGCCTGGCTATAGAACATTGCATTCCGAGACATATGTATCCTGGCCCATGCCCCTCGGATATGATCAACAGTGTCGATCGGATACTTGTTGTTTACAGGATCAGCAAACTCTACATCGCCATACTTACGGATACCGTCATTCGGGTCGACATCCTTCCGCCTGCGTATCTGCATAACATCCTCCTTCGCAATTCCTTATCCCGGCAGTTCGAGGTATTCTCTGATCCATGCTTCATCAGGTGCCACAACGCCGCCCGTCACCAGCTTGTTGATGACATCAGCCAGAAGCGACAGATCCCGTTCCCTCAGCGTGCCGAGAGAGAATACAGGATAGCGATCAGTTCTGAAGTTGTAGTCCACGAGCCTTCGGATGAGCTGTTCGCGCATCACGCTTTCCTCGAGATCCCTCTTTAACTTCTCTAGACACATTCTGAGGACATCCAGGTGGACTTTTGCCAGGGCAAACGAACCATAACGCATCCCTTCATCAGTAGTCAGAGTCTGCCCGAGAATCGCCTTTGCTATCTGCCTGTCGTGATATTCTATGGCCTGCAGATAACCCGATTCCCCGCTTCTTTGAGCCTCGAGCAGTTCCACTTTGATGTCCTCCGGCAGCACGACAGCCGTCTCCTGCTGTATTCTGTCCAGCACCTTCAGAAGGTCGTCCTGCTGGCTTCTCGGAGTGCCTCTGCTGTAAGACCCAAGCACCGTCGGAGAGCCGAATTTCTCAAGATACACGTTGTAAAAACGCAGGATGATGTCCTTGCTCCACCAGTGACGATATGCAGCACGCAAATCAGACGCCCCATAGGGAGACTCATACCTGGGCATATACGCGTAGATCAGGAACTTGTCCGGTGGCAGCTTGACATCCCGTCCAGGCCCCTGCCAAAGCGCTGTAAGGTTGAGATATTCGTCTGTTTCAAACACAATTGAGGCCGGATTCTTGGACTTGATAGACTCCAACCCGATCATCCCCGCATACGGCCCCTTTTCGATAATCTTGTAGTTGATCTCAGAGATGGAAAACCCCTTGGCAACGGCATCGAGAACGTTAAAAAGCACATCGAGTACTGACCCGCGCATATCCTGAAGACAGAACCGGACGAAATCGGCAATCTGCACGTCCTCTGGAGATTCCGAAGCCGCATGGACCTGCCAACCACGCGACAGGATAGACAGTTTCTTGATGTTCAAACACGCACGGACCTGGCTGTCTGTCTGCATCCTGTCGTAGATTTCAAACCCCCGGCTTGAGATCAGATCATCTGGATTATCCGGCCCAATCCTTCCAAATGCCCCAGCCAGCCTGTCCGATACGGCTGTCTCTTTCAGCTTGGGGCGTTTAACAATAGAACGAAGCCTGGCAAGCATCTTTTCCTCCTGTAATATTCAATCGCTCAAACTTAAGTGCGGGTGATTATAAACGAGTTAGTCTCTCACTCCTTGCCTTTTTCGGCCGCTGGTCAGGAACCTTACTGAACCAAAATGCCTCCTGCCTTTCCAAACAGCAAGTGCAAGCGCTGAGACAAGGTCATCCGTATAGCCCGACCGAGCGTTCATTCGGATATTTCCTGCAGTTGTAAGCTCATACTCGAAATACTGCAGTTCTCTGATAAGCTGCTCATCATCCGGGATTGCCAGTTCCTGGTTGGCAAGTTTGATGACAAGGCTGTCGATGATCTCCCGTTTGCTTATATTCGTAAAGACAAGCCCATCGACAGCCGTCCCTGTCGAACGCTCCCATATCTTGTTCCTGAGCCGTTCCAGCAAAGGATCACCCATCGAAGTCTGGTCAGTCAGCACTTCCGAAACCCTGTGCTTATCTAAAAACGCAGCTACCCTATCAAGCTGAGCCTCCCAGGAGAGCTTATGGAACCTGTCCATAGCCACAACCCTGTTTGGCTGTGCTCCAGCATCGATGACCACCACAGCCGTGTAGTCCGAATATCTGGCCCAGTCTATCCCCGCCACAAGCCACGGCTCATCAGATACATACGGCTGCTTCCCAAGCGCCACTGCAGACTGGATTGTGTCCCACGGAAACACCGATGCCTGATCATCCAGAAACTCAGCCTCATATTCCACTGCAAACTGCCTTGGAGTAAGCACTTTTCTCTGAAACTCTATATACTCCCGGCTTATGTGAGGATTCTCCCAAGATGGAAACCTAAATGAGCAGTAGCAGCCGTTGTTATGCGCAGGATGCCGGTTCTCTCCGGCATCCCTGGCGCACTCCGCTTCTCTTGAGCCTGTCTGTTTTGTGCTCTCTGGCAACACAGTCTGAAGCTCTGCCCCCTGCATAAAAGCTCTGTAAAAATGGTTCTTGCCGAACGGAGTCGATATCATCACAAGCTGACCGTTCTTGTCAGCAAGCATTGGGCTAATGACTTCCTCTACAACTGCATCCCTGACATAAGCCGCTTCGTCAACGATCACTCTGTCTGCCGAATGCCCTCTCAGATTCCGGCCATCTTCATCCGCAGTCCGCGCCATAATCATGCTCGAACCTATCAGAATCTTCGGGTAAGGAGTTTTAGTGATTTTTGCCTCCCGGTTTGTTGTGATTTGGTTAGTCATCATCCGCTCGATATGGTCGTATATCAAACGGCTTTGATCATAGGTCGGAGAAACAATCATCTGAACCGATCCCTGCACTGCGATGGCATAGGTTGCTACATCCACTGCAGCAGCTTCGGTCTTGCCCCATCTCCGGCCGCACGCTGCCACCTTCACCCGGTTGTCAGCAAGCATCCACAACCTTTGAGTTGGATGAGGCTCCCATCCGAACAGTCTCAAAGCCAAATCCAACCTGGCCTTGGGACCAGTCATCTTATCCATTCTTTTCTGCTATCTCCCTCAAGACATCAGCAAGTGTCTGGGTTTCATCTTCCAGCTTCAGTTCAAATGCGCCGCTCGATTTGAGCGTGTCCAGGGCCAGTTTGTTATCTTTGTTGTCTCTGAGCGCAGCTTTAAGGTTCATCGCTGCGATCAATACAGCAGCGGATGCCAACCGTGCTGTAGTTGACTTTATTGCCCTTTCCGCCAGAGACAGCGCCTGCCGAAACTCCGGGTCCTGTTTCCACTCTGAGATGGTATCAGGACTCACCTCGATCTCTGCTGCAACATCCTCATCAGGTTTATCAAACATCAGCCTTATGGCCTTGCACTGGCTTTCAGACAGCATTAGCTCCTCCTTCCCGGTGACCACATTATCCAAATATTTTGTTGTCCATAATTATAAGACAACAACTCGGCCAAAAAGTACGGAAAAACCCGGTATATTTTGGGGATATTTATGCGAACACCTGTTCGGTTCAAGATTACAAACCAAAACCTCGGGCTAAATTTGCCTACTCTCGGGCTAAATTTGCAATTTAGCTACTCTCGGGCTAAATTGCAAATTTAGCCCGGAACAGTAGATTAGGGATTTGCAATCCCGATTACTAATATTTAATATGATCACCCGGGATCACAGATCCCTCAGCCATCTGTCCGGGGAGTTGGCGCTTAGTCCTCATCACTCGAAACTCGCAACTTCCCTTCATTCCGCACTCCGCATTTAATAAGTCAGCTATCTTAAAAATATCCTAAAAACCTATTTGCTTATTTTTGAACCTCAGTTGTATAATTGCTATTGACCGGTTGGGGTTCCAGGTGAAGCATGATTTATAAAAGCTACCCAGACGTGGCTGGAACAGTGGGAACATCGAAGTATATGCGGGATTTCCCTGTAGCTACGTACAGCCTCGTTCTTCTCAGCATTATTCTGTATATCGGCACTTTACCCGGAGATCGAGTAGACCTCGCAAACCGCTACGGACTGATCCCTGAACTCCTGGAAGCACACCGGCTGTTTACATCCATCTTCCTGCACTTCGACCCATCTCACCTGATTGTAAACGTGGTTTTCCTCTGGCTGTTTGGGCGTAAGGTCGAGCGAGCTATGGGCCCGCTTGAGTTCCTGCTCTTCTATATCGGAAGCGGATTTACTGCATCGCTTTTGCACATGGCCGTTACCTACGCTTTCCTGCCTCCCAACATGCTGAGGATGCCTGTTGTTGGAGCATCAGGCGCGGTTGCTGGTGTTTTGGGAATGTATGCAATCCGGTTCAGCCACGAGAAGGTCTCCGTCCGGCACTGGGAAATCCCCGCTGTTTACCTGCTGCTTGCATGGCTTCTGATCCAGGCTGCTTTTGGCATCGCAGGAATCGTTGCTCCTACCATCGGGCCTGTTGACCTCCGCAATGTTGGCTACTGGTCGCACATTGGAGGATTTGTGTTCGGAATGACTGCTGCCTGGGTCACTACATCGCGTAAATCCAGCGCAAGCAAATCAGCTTCAGGAGTCCGTCACAGCGAACTCCGCAGGCAGACACTCCTTGAAGTAGCTGAACGTTACCAAACGCTCTCCACAGCAGACCCGCTTGATCCGTTCCCGTATGCTGAACTGGGACGAGTGTGGGCGCTGCTCAGTAATCAGGCCAATTCAATAGAGAACTACCTGAAAGCAATCGAATACTACCGAAAAGAAGGTAAAAAGGACGAAGGTCTGGCATGTGTGAAGGAAACTCTTCACTTCTGGCCTGTATCAACACTTCCGCACGATGTCACTTTCCGGCTGGCGTGCTACTTTGAGACTCTGGGAGCACCGGAAGAAGCGATAAAGCACTTTACCTGGCTTTCTGACTCTGCTAAAGACTCGCTGGAAAGCGAAATGGCGCTCGTTAAGCTTGCGCAGATCGAGCTTGACAGGTTGAACCAGCCTCATCTGGCTATTGAAGCTATCAAGAGGTTAAAATCCGAGTATCCCGAATCTAAATGGATGGAAATCGCAGACCAGGTATTGAACCGCGCCTTGGCTTGCGGAGATCAGCCAGCATCAGATGAATAACAATCTGTTCACCGCTTTACTATCTCTACCGTACCCGAACTGCCGTCAATCCTTATAGTCTGTCCTGTCTGCACAACAGACATCAGCCCACGGACATCGAACACGCACGGAATACCATAATTCCTTGCTGCCGCCGCTCCGCGAGAGAACATATCTCCGCGCTCCATGACAAGCCCTGCTGCCAAACCCAATAGAGGAGTCCACTCCGGCCCCATATCTTCCACTACCAGAATCTCCCCTGGTTCTATGTTGAGTGCTTCAGCTAATGATTTGGCAACCCGCGCTGTTCCAACTACCTCACCCAAACCTGCAGGCTTCCCGTTAAGTATCCTGCCAATCTCAGATGGTGCTTCTGGCAGATGCGGCCCAGCACCGAGCGGCAGCCAATGAGGCGGAACAAGCCTGCCGGCAAGCCATGCTTCATGCTTCCTTTGAGCGATAGTCCTGCGAAGTGTGTGAACCGACTCTTCATCCATATCAAGCCGGATCTTCCGCACTTCATCAGCCTTCAGATAGAAAACATCAGCAGATTTTGTAATAGTTTTTGCTTCTTCAAGCCGTCTTCCAAGCTCTAACAGGCTCAATCTGAGCGTCGCCAGAGCTAAAGCATGAACTTGCTCGGAAGCACTTACAGCAGCAGCGGCTGTTCTGGCCCTGTGGAGCAGTATTCTAAACTTGAGCTGGGTAAACGGACGATTTAAAAAACCCGTTGCAGCGGATACAGACAGCAATGCTGCCTTCTCAGCCACTTTAGCAGCGATTGCCGCGTTTCGCTGGGCCAGGTCGACATCATGCAGCGGTCCCCTAACCAACGCTTCTGCAATTTCGAGTACTCTATCAGGATCTTCGACCCAACTCTGCCACGAACTAATATCATAAACATCACTAGGTTGAGAAAACGCTCCGCCAAGCCTTTTCGATATCTCCCATGCAAGTTTCAGAGGAACATCTGCCAGTTCAGGTTCTTCCTTTGCCTGCCAGACATACGTTGCAAGCCGCTGGAACGCCCGGTCCTTCTCAAGCCATGCCGGGTCCTGGCCCATAAACAGCCGTGGAAAGAGCGACGCCTGACCTTTCGCTGCAAGCATCTCCTTCAATAAGTGAGGAAGCCGTTTCGAAGGATACAATACGGCCTCAAGCCACCAGGCAGACTCATCAACCTTATCGAATGCACTGTTGATAGTTTTCATCAACTCGCGGTTCGGAAGTTTTTGGACTGGTCTAGCCAGATTGCGCCAACAGCCTTTAGCAATCCTGTCTACTGCTGACCTCCATACATTATGAAGCCTTCCGGCAGCCCAAACATCCCTGAATGCAGCAATCCTGCCTGTAGATTCCCAGGGATGAATCACCCTCCGGTAGACCCGCAGGTTATGACCACGGATTGCTGTTCCCTTACCTGCTGATGGAAGCGATGGTATGTGCATCTCATCAAAGACAGGCAGACTTTGCATAAGCCCCGGACTTGGCTCAGGATGAAGTATCTGCCAGACCAGCAGCCCTTCCCGCTTATCACGCCAGTTGCAGGGATAATACGGCCTGAGCTTGCCAGTCGGTTTAGCTCCTAAAATAAGAAACCGGTCGCCGTCATTCGCCCATTGGACTACCTGCGGCCCGTCAAGGC